TACAAATGGCCGCCATCTCAAACGGAACCACCTGCGTCTACGGTATCGCGGGTACTGTCACTAACCTCTTCGTGCAGTCCTATAGCCTCTCGTCCTCGTTCAACGCCGAGGCCATGGTCATCAATGAAGCGGGCATCACGGTCACGCACCGACTAGACGACCGTAAGTCCGAGATTACGATCGAAGGCATCGCCAAGACTGGCACTGTTCCCGTCCTCGGCGCCACCCTTTCCTTTACGGTCAACACCGCCTCAGCCTATCCTGCTGGCTCGGCTACGGCTTCCTTCGTTGGAGTGGTAACCAAGGTAGACGATAAGGGATCCAGCCAAGGTTTTACCAGCGTCTCAGTGACTGCTGTCGACTTCGAAGGCGTCTCCTACACGTAATTGACACCCCCGAAAGGGGGACAGTCTAGAGGACAGTGGATCGTCGCTTCCTAAATAGCCAAGTAGACCCGGCACCGTTCACCTTGCTAGGCAGGACGCTGTACCCCTGGTGTCTGAAGTACCGGGTGCGGCTGATGGCCTTCGACTCCCCGCTCGTCACCGGCTCCCGCGGCATAACCCCAGCCGACCTTATCTTCGCCTGCCAAGTTTGCGCCGAAGAACCCCTGGGTGAGATTGGCTTGAGGGACAAGCTGCGCATCCTTGTCCTTAACCGTAACTCAGAAAGGTTTGAGCGCCTGCTGGAATCCTTTTCTGGCTACATCCTGGTCCAAGATTGGCCCAAGTTCTGGGAGCAGACCAAGACCAAGTCAGGGGGCGGCGACAAGGGGGTGCCGTGGCCGCTGTCCATCGTCGCCAACCTGATCGCGTCGGGCATCCCAGAGCAGCGGGCATGGGAGATGCCGGAGTGTCAGGCTATCTGGCTGAACTCCGCCCTGGCTATCCGCAAGGGTGCGGACGTGGCGATCATGTCGCCCGAGGAGGAAGCCTTCATAGCCGAAGAACTAGCCAAGGAGGCCGCCGCGTCTGCTTCCAATCCTGCAAAGGAAAGCACCCCCTGACATGGCCCAAGACCTGACAGTCAACATCAAGACGACCTCCGACGTCCCGCAGGCCATGGACAAGGCCAAGCAGGCCACGACCGGATTTGCCAAACAGGTCGAAGACATCCAGAAGAAGTTTTCGACCTCATTCAAGGACATCTTCCTAGGCTTTGCGGCTCCGATGGTAATCCTTCAGGGTACAATCAGCGCCATCAGCGGTGCAATCGAAGACGCTCGTCGCAAGGCTCAAGAGGGCTTGGACTTGATGGCCAAAGGAGACAGCATGTTCGTGTCGTCTCACGAGAAGCGCATGGCAGCCTTCTTTAAAGAACGGCAAGAGCGCCTTAAGGAAAGTGAAGCGGCAAAGGCAGGACGAGCTGAGGTGACCGAGAGGTTCCTAAAAGAGACAGAACAAGGGCAGGCACTGCGCCGCCAGCTGATTCGGGAAAACCTTGGCAACTATCTCATCAACCCGCTTTTTACGACTAACATGTCCAAGCAGGAGGGCGTGCAGAAGCGAGCCTTTGAATTGTGGAACCAGTCCGACGAAGGCAAAGCCGCCTTCAATTGGGAAGAGACTCAACGCAAGCAGGCCATCGCGGCTGAACGCATCAGGAAAGAAGAGGAGGCCGCCAGGGCCGCAGACGCCAAGAAAGAAGCCGCCAAGTCTAGCTCTGGCTCAACCATCCCTGGCTCAGTCTCCGGCAACGTAATCGGAGTGGGTAACAACCCCGTCGTGACCGCCCTCCAAGAGCAGCAGCTCGTCGCCCGAGAACAACTGGCCGTGCTTCAGGTCATCGCCTCCAACGGAATGCAAGGCCCCGCCCGTGACGTCACCGCGTCAGGCGCCACGCCCCGCACCCCGGCCAACGCTTCGCCGTCTCGCGCCGCCCTTCTCACCAAGAATAAATAACCATGGCCCTCGTCAAAAACGGCAACCTCCTCACGACCAAGTTCGTCCAGCCGGGCGGATCGTACACCAACGACGGCTACGGCCTGATGACTGCCCGTGCCACTTACAATGTCGACAAGACTGTCGGAGGAACCGCCGTTATTACGGGGCAAGTGCACCCGGAATATTCGGATTTCTTCGTCCATAAGTTTAGCCTAATCAAGGGCCCGCTTGAGATTGACATCATCGAAGCTGAGTACGTCGGCATCCAGTCTGAAGTCGGCTCCCGAACCCGCCCGAACGTGACGGCCTCGCACGGCCTGACCTCTGAGCACATCACGACTCACCCCAACTTCTTCGGCCCTGCGACTGGCTTCACGACGGCGATTGCCGGCAATGGGACGACTTTCACTGCTTCCAGCATCGTCACCAATGAATGGGTCGGTGGAGACTTTGGTGCTCATTTCAAAGGTACGAATCTGAATGCTGGAGGGTTTGTCGGATTCAAGGATTCCAGCACGGCAGCGAAGCAATACTTCTACGGGAAAACACATTACCTTTCACCGATTACGTCATTTTCTGGAGTTATCTATACTAAGGATATGTCAGACATCGCCAAGGTTCGAGATGCCGTAGGCAAGACATCAACGAGCAACGATTTCGACGGGATCAAGTTAATCCCTAATCATATCGGCACCTCTTGGACGGCTAGCGTAAAAGGAACCTCCCGCCCGACCCTGCTTCTTTCTCAAGTTTCATTTGAAGACTATTGCGTTCCGATTGGAGCAAGCCCCAAAATCGTGAAGATTAATTACGAGATTAGGTTTAACCGCGAAGGCTACCCTGCGGAAGTCTACGCGCCCTCAACAGCGCCATCGCCATAATGATCGTACAACCCGGAGCAGGATACGGTTTTAACTCAAGCGGATACGGAGTCTCGCTTGATATAGGCAACCCGTTCCCAGACGAATCGGCCTCGCAGTTCTGCCCTTTCGATATTTACGGCCTGACCTACAAGGAGTCCAAGTATTACGTCAAAATCTACCCTGGCATGGTCGACAATCTGGTCGTAAAGTCTGACGACGCGGTTCTGCTGACGAACAACCCTCCGCCTGAAATCGAAGTCATGAACGGGGCTGGACCTACCACCGCCGGCGAAAGTTTCATCTACATCCGATGCGGCAACACTCCCCCTGCTGGCGCAACCCCTGCCAAGTTTCCCGCAGTCAGCGGGGAAGGCTATCCGATGATCAAGGTGCGAGCTGAGCAAGACCGCGTGGACGACGATGATTACGGCTACATCCTCATCGGCCGTATTGCTCGGTTTCAGGAACTTATCCCTGGCTCAGACCCGGCGGCCTACGTCTGGAAGAACAGCGTCACCAAGCTGATTGGTTGCAACTCACTCTGGGCCGAGCGCTTTAAGTGCGGGTCGACTACGGCCACCTATTGGTGGAGCGCCGTCTGACATGGCCCTGCCTCCTAGGTCGGCATCGGTACTGGTTGAGATGAGCAACCCAGATGGGGCCATCTTCGGCTTTCTAGCCCGTCCGCATGGGACAGTCCTGGAGGGCGAAATCGGCGCGCCACTTATTGACTGGGCTCCCCCTAAGCAGAAGCAGACATTCTCTTACCAGCATTACTTCACGAACTACCCGGACGACGTGATCGTGAAGGTGCATCAGGACCTACCTATCAGTTCTTTCTTCGGGATACAAATCTTGCTCCAAGGTTTTACGGACAACGTCTCGGTAGATGCTACCTATCCAGACCCGGCAAGCATCATCACGGAGTATGACCCGACTCCCTCGCCCGGCCCTGCAGAGACTCCGCCTGATCCTAACGGGAGCTCGAAGAACGACGCTTTCGACCGTGACGCTTCCTTTACTTCCGTGTTCTTTCCGCGTTGGAATACGGACCCGGCTTACGAACTATTTAACAACGACCAATGGCTCGGGGAAATCTGCCCACCCAAAGACTACGAGTTTTTCCTAGATGCAAACGGGACTGCCTTGTTGAACAAGCCCTGGTCAATCGACGTGACCGTAAGCAATCTGGATAGCAGGGTGCTTAACGAAGAGACCGACCTCTTTGAGTATTACCCTTTCCAGCAGGCCACCTTCGACTTCAAGCAGACGGTCACCCTCCAGATACCAAAGACCTGGACGACATGCTGCTGGAACGAAGGCGCCGTGATCAATGGCGAGGTAACCTTCCAATCCGTTGACATGACAGTGGAGGCTTACGGCGCCGGCGGCGAGAGCTGGGGCTTTGGAGGCATGACCGCCACGACTGGGACGACCGCAAACGATGCCGGCTCCCAGTCCTTCTCCATCACGATTAGCGACTCGTACGTCCCTGTCGAAATCGTCATCCCTACCACGCCGGGTAAGATTACCTTCGTCAACGACTTCGTGATTACCTCGGTGACCAAGCCTAGTTGAAGGCCGACCCTGACCCCCCCCTTCCAATCGGGGCAAGGTTAAGACCCGATGAGCTGCAACACCGTCACCTTTAAACGCGGATCGTCCTTCTCGGCCTCCATGGTGTGGAACCCTGAGCCGGGCGGCATCGCGAACCTCGTCGGCGTCACGGTCACCTCGAGCATCATCGACGCGCAGCAGAACGAGTACGACCTCACCGCGACCGTGGCCCCTGGCGGCCTTTCCGTGGCCTTCGTCTACCCGGGCTCGACCGCTGACTGGGCCATCGGCACGGCCAAGTGGGACATCAAGTTCCTGAACGGCGGCACGGTCTTCTACTCCGAGACGATGCGCATCGACCTCATCGGTCAGGTCACCGCCTAATTTCATGTCCCTTACGATCACTATCCCTGGAGCGGTCGACGTCACCACTGGGTCGATGGCCCCTGCCGTCCTGACCATCGGCGTCGGCGTGCCCGGAGCCCAAGGCCCGCAGGGTCCGGCTGGCCCTGGCGTCCCTGTCGGTGGCACGGCTGGCCAGTACCTTCAGAAGATTGACGGCACGAACTACAACACCGACTGGGTGACCCTGAACCTGTCGGCGTACCTGACTACCAGCGCCGCGGCCTCGACGTACTACCCGCTGACCAATCCTGCTAGCTACATCACCAGCGCGGCCCTCTCGCCCTATCTCCTCAGCTCGACGGCGGCCTCGACCTATCAGACCATCGCGGGGATGTCGTCCTATCTGACGACTTCGGCTGCGGCCTCGACGTACGCCCCGATTGCCAGCCCAGTCTTCACGGGAGACGCGCGGGCGGTCACCCCGACCTTCGGCGATAACGACACCTCCATCGCTACCACGGCCTTCGTCCAGTCCGCCCTCGCTGGTGGCACGGCGGTCGCCCGAAACCTCGAGGTCGAAGTCCGTAACCAGTCCGGCTCGACCATCGCGGCCGGCTCCATCGTCTACATCTCCGGCGCTACGGGCAACAAGCCCCTGATCACGCTGGCCCAGGCTAACAACGACGCGAACTCGGCTCAGACCATCGGCTTCGTCAAGACCTCCATCGCCAACAACGGCACGGGCTTCGTCATCGTCCGCGGCGAACTTGAGAACATCGACACGTCAGCGCTGACCGAAGGCGTGCAGTTGTACCTCTCCCCGACCACGGCTGGAACGTGGACGACGACCAAGCCCTCGGCCCCGCAGCATCTCGTCTACGTCGGCATCGTCATCCGCTCGCATCCGACCCTCGGCACTATCCTCGTGGCGGTCCAGAACGGCTACGAGCTAGACGAACTCCACGACGTCGCGATTGCCAGCAAAGCCAACAACGACCTGCTGGCCTACGAGTCCTCGACGGACCTCTGGAAGAACAAGACCTTTTCGGCCCTTGGCCTGCTGACCTCGGCTGACGCGGCCTCGACGTACGCCCCCAAGGCTTCCCCAGCCCTGACGGGTAACGTGACGATCACGTCGAACTCGACCGGCGCGGCGCTGTTCATCGAGCAGGCTGGCACGGGCAACATCCTGACGCTGCATGACCAGGCTACGGATACGAACTTCGTCACCATCGACCAGAACGGCAAGGTCAGCACCATCCCTTCTGAAGCCACCAACGGAGCTGGTTTTAACATCGCCCACGGCGTGGCTCCGACCTCCCCGGTCAACGGCGACATCTGGACGACGACGGGTGGCATGTTCCTCCGCATCAACGCAGGGACACAGCAGTTCGCGTTCCTCAGCACAAATAACACCTTCTCGAACGCCTCCAGCACCTACGGCAGCTCGACGGCCACTGGCACGATTAACGTGGCCTCGGGGGCGACCATCAGCGCCTCCACGAAGACGGTCAACGTGGGCACGGGCGGCGTGGCTGGAAGCACCACCAACATCACCATCGGCCCGGTCCTCGGCGCTTCGACCACCTCGATTGGTGGCACGACCGCCGCGTCTACGCTTAACCTTGCCACGGGTGCGACCCTGACGGCCACGACCAAAGCCGTCAACATCGGCACGTCTGGCGTCGCTGGCTCGACCACTAACATCACCATCGGTTCGACCACCGGCACTTCGACGACAACGCTCCAGGGCATCACGAACGGCGTCACGGAAGCGGTCGATACGAACAATACGGAATTGGCGACCACGGCCTTCGTCGTCGGTCAGGCTGCTTCGGCCACTCCCTTGGTCAACGGCACGGCGGCTGTCGGCACGTCCCTCCGCTACTCCCGACAGGATCACGTCCACCCGACGGACACGACGCGGGCCGCGGTAGACTCCCAGGCATTCACCGGCACGCCTTCCCTGCCAACTGGCACGACTGGCGTCACGCAGACCGCTGGCAACAACACGACCGCGCTGGCGACCACGGCGTTCGTCACGGCGGCGGTCCCGGCGTTTGCGGCTACGGCTGACATCAACTCGCCTTCTAGCACGACGAAGGTCACCAGCCTTGATGCAGTTCGACGTATGCTTCTACATCCTGGCTTCCAGCTTCTTTATCTCGGTGCAGGACAAAGCCAGACTGCTCTTGGCGGCTACTACGACAACAACCTTGGAGGCCGCTGGAAGCAATTTGACATCAGCACGACGTCTGGATCGCGCGCACAATATACTTTCGACCACAGTTCTTCAAGCCTTGGTCTTGTCGCTACCACGCGCGGCACGTCAAAAGGCGTAAAGGACTTCAGCAAAAAAATCTACCTAACAGGTCGTGTCCAGCTTGGAACGCCTACAAATACCCAGCGGGGCGACAATAACTCAATTGCGCGCATTAACCTAGGAGGGAAAAATGCGTTTGGTGGTGGTGATTTATCTGCAACCATTAAAGGTTTTGGCTGGAAAGTCGCAGGAGTAATCGGCAATGCCATGCAACTTCAGGTTTCCAATGGGTCAACCTTGACCACTGTAACTAGTTCTTTCGTTCCAGTAAGCGGACAAATCTTCGACTGGGAATTGTATAGCGACGGCACCGGAAACGTAGCCCTAACAATCAACGACACTGTCGTGGCTACTACCACAGCCGGTCCTACTGGCACTTACGCTACCGGTCTTTATCTTGAAGGGGTTGATGCTATCGCCGCTTCTGTTTCTTTCGCAATGGAATCCTTCGGAACCAAAATCTACTTCTCATCGTGAGCCATACCTATCGAATCACAACTTTGCTCGGAACGCTTTCTAACAGCAAGAACCCGCCAGACTTCTTGACGGTTTTGTTCCCCGGAGCCGAACCAACGGTCGTTGACCTGTCAGAGGCCGAATGCCTCGTCACCTTCTCCACCCCGCAGACCCCTACCGACCTCGGCCCTCTAGTCCGCGTCGAACTCTTACCCAACGAATAACATGATTACCCACCTCCTCGCTCTCCTCGTCGGCTTCGTCGCCGGTGCTCTCGTCTTCCGCAAGCACGCCGCCAAGGCCTCCGAACTGGAAGCCAAGGGCAAGGCCGCCCTCGACGCACTCAAGAACCGCTAAGGCCGTGCGCTTGCTCCTGGTCATCGCCGTCATGGCCCTGGCTGGGTGCAGTCTGTTCCGCAAGGGAGACGCGGAGCCCCTGCCCGTCCAACCTCCCGGCCCGACCAAGCCTGACGTCGTCGCCACGCTAGGCAAAGACCTCGACAAGACGGATCACCGCGTAGCCTCGGCCCTCGTGGC